CAACTCCTGTCACCAGCTCCAAAAATAAACGCACGAACGATGAAAATGAATCGTTCGTGCGTTTTTCTTTTTGCTTGAAATACCTTGAAATCTCCTGAATGAACGTAATAATCTAACAAGCAATCTAACAAATCAGTACTTCATCTTCTGCATTTCCTGCAACAAATAGGCTGGATCGTTGTGGGACACGTACTTGTTGGCCGTGGTGGAGAAATTTTTGTGCCCGAGGATTGCCTGCACCGCGGTCTTTTCCAGACCACACTCCACCATCTTGCTGCTGGCTGTATGGCGCAGCGTGTGTGGATGCACGCCCTCTATATGGCATTCCTGCATCAACGCCCGGAACTTTGTAGCCACGTTGCGCTTATCCAGCTTTGTGCCGGCCTTGGATGGAATCAGCCATTCACACCCGCTGTCAAGCATCCAAAAGGCAATGATCTTGTAAATGGGCTCAAGGATGGGGATAATGCGGTTCTTGCCCGCTTCTGTCTTTTCACCGCCCTGCATGTACCGCTCTTTCAGGTGCACATCCTCGCATCGCATGGAAAGCAGCTCGTCGATGCGCATACCGGTATAAAGCAGCACCATTGCGATTTGCGCCGTCTGCCCAAACTTCGGGTCATTCTGTCGGCTGCTGATCTGCTCGATCTCTTGGGCGGTCAGTGTGCGCTCTGCTTTTCCTGTAGCCGCCGGGAGTTGCAGCAGCATGGCGTAATTTTTGTTTATGATGTCCTGCGCCATTGCCCACTCGCAGATCTGGCTGAAAAGTGTGCGCTGCTTTTCGCAGGAGCTGCGGGAGAGCCCCTTTTCCACCATTGCGTCAATGACCTGTTGATAATCTGCCGCTTTCAAGTCCCGCAATTGTCGGTCGTATAACGGCGCAGCCTTTGCATAGGCCAGCTCGTACCCCTTTTGCATATCTGTGCTGAGCTTGTCAAATTTGGGTTGCGCTTTCCATTGCGCATAGGCATCCGCAAAGGTGCACTTCAGACGCGCTGCGGGGGTGTTCTGGGCGTTGTAAGCGTCTAATGCTTGTACGGCTTCGCCTGCCGTTTCAAACGTGCCCAGAACGTCCCTGCAGGCCGTAAGCGCCACATACGGTCTTGCCCGCGCCCCGTTCAGTTTATACACGCTGCCGCTGCCTTTGGGACGGCGGCGCTTTTTTCTTTGCTGCGGGGCGGCTTCCGGCTGCTTCTTCCCGCACCACGGACAAAAAGAAGCACCATCCGGGATCTCCTTCCGGCAGCATGGTCTCACGCATTTCATGGCTTACTCCTTTTTCTGCCCGATATATCCGAAAGCACCATTTTCAGCAGCGGCCCTTCCGGCCTTGTAGTTGATCTTCAGGTCTTCAATGGGAGGATGTGGAGCGTCCGGGCATGGGTCTAATCCCATGCTCTGGGCAAAGTTGTATTGGTCGATGATTGTTCCGCATATGCTGACCCGGTTATTGAGCGGGCAGTGCAAATTTGCAGCTATCTCCGATATGACAGCAGGCGGGCTGCTGCCGTGACTGCCTTTCAGTATGAAGAGAAGCAGCCTTTTTGTCAGCGGCGGCAGTTTTACCACGATACGGCGCAACTCCGCGTTTAGCTCATCGTCCGCCTTGCCGTCATCCGGCACTTTGTACAGATCCGGGTGGGTCATCTCCATGAACACCGTGATGGGCGACACCCCACACGCCGTGCACCAGTCCATGATCTCGTCACTGTCCGGGCTGGTGCATCCTTTTTCCCAGCTCTGCACGGTGCGCTCTCCTTTTTCGATGCGCCTTGCAATCTCTGCTTGGCTCAGGCCAGCAGACACCCGCGTTTTTGCAAGTGCCTTTCCGATTTGGCTCGCTGTAAAATAACTCATACTTTCACCCCCATAAAACCAGTGTGTTTTTAACAAAAAATGGCGCAGAAAAAGTCTGCGCCATTCGACAAATTTTATCCGTATTTTGTTTTCCAACGGCGCATGGTAAAATCTGGATTATAAATCGTAGATGTGCACAAAAGAAAGGAGAAAACAAAATGGATTTTGAGCAAAGAAACGTCAAAGAAGCTGAAATGACCATCATCGATGGAATGCCCGCCAGCATCCTGACCGGCACCGACCACACCCCTGCACCCTGGGAGGAATGAGCTATGAAAAATCTGTCACACTTTCGCACCCATGCCCGTGCCCTGCTGGCCTGCTATTTGGATATGACCCCAGAGCAGCAGCGCCTTGCTCGCGCCTACATTCAACATAAGGCCCTGCCGGAGGTGCAAGCCCTGCGTAACGCAGCCGGTACGCCCGGCGGGGCGCTGGCTGCTGATCTGTTGCAAAATTTGCAGCAGCCTTGCAACCACGAATAGTAACGTGCATATTTTGCACATTGTTCGTGCATGTCACGCGTATCTTGCAAATGCGCATTTTTCTGTGGATTTTTCCACCGAAAACAGTACACGAATGGGGATTGACGACCACAACCGGCGGTTTTATAATATGGTTGTGAACAGGTTTACAGGCCAAGCAACTGAGATTTCTTTGCGTTGTACTCCGCTTCCGTGATGGCTCCCATATCCAGTAGCTGCTTAAACTTCAAAAGTTCATCGGCGGAGCTGGGGGCAGCCGGAGCGGTGCCCCGCGGCTGTTCTGGAGAGCCTTTGCAACTCTTGAGAAACGCAGTCATTCCGCCGGGATAAATCGTTGTCGGTAAGTTGCTTTCGCCTAGTGGAAGAGCAAAGTGGATAGACACGCTCTCTTTACTGCGACCCTTGCGGGTCTCTGTTTTAGCGGTGGCAGCTCCCACGATCGCACCCACAGGCCCGGCAACGGTTGCACCGATCACGGCACGGGCAATGCCACCCTTTGTCTCTGTCACCGTCAGATCGTCAGGCGCGTCAGATTCATAACCGGCGACTTCATCAAAGCTGTAGATCATGCGAGGGCCTTTATCACCACTGCGGTGTCCAATGCAAAACAGCCGGTTGGGGTTGTCAATCGACACAAAGAGCGCGTCACCATCATAGATGGAATCGGTTTCTTTGAACACCTTCCGACGCTGTTCTAGTGTAGCCCAGTAAGCCGCAAGAACATCTGTCGGTTGCTTTGCAGCCCGGATGCCCAATTTTGAAAAGAGAAAGTTGCTGCAGCTGGCGCAAATCAAGCCGTCCGCGCTTTTCTCACGGTTCAGAAGACCCAGCTTGCCGCCGCAGACGGGACAGATATTTGCCATAATAAGCACCTCACATAAACAAAAATAGGCAGCCAACTAGCTGCCGAAAAGCTAAATTATCAAGGAAAATGCCAAAGGAGGAAAATAAAGTGCAAGAAAATAGCACAAAATTGATGAAAGAAACCACAGAATGTGTTATACTTGAGAAAATCAAGATTGCACTTTCCCTTGGTATCGACGTGGATAAACTCTTAAAGGAGGCAACGCAAAATGTCGAATAATGTGCTTCTTTTCATCATCGCCGTGTTTGTTATCGCAATGTTTGCGATTCTCGCTTACGAGTTCCTTAATCTCAATGACTTTGCACTTTTTCGGTCTAATCCCAAACAGGAGCCGGAGCAAAAGTGCGTCGGCATCCCTTTAGAGTACCTTAAAACAGAAGTTACTTATAAAGGCGTTACCCTTGCAGACCTTATGGAGCTGTGCCCTGATACGCATTTCCATATCAAAGACGGTCTTGGCGGATACCTTTCCATTACACTAGGCAGCAAAGAAGCAAGAGCACCGCGCAAATACAGATCTGTATACGTTACCAGCCTCGACCCTTGCTCCTATGAGCTGGAAGTTTCAGACTCTTCGCTCCTTTGAGTCACCAAAAGCGTCAATAACGTACTCACAACAGCAGAGATCACCGCAATGGCAGCGCTTTGAAAGAACTGCCTGCGGCTGATTCTCTGCTTTCTTTGTTGGTCAACAAAATAAGTTTTTCCTTTATCCGTCAGCCTAACAACAGCGGGATTGTTTTCTCCTATGCGAACGCTTGGTTCGATACCTTCTACTTTTACATATCCATCAGCACGAAGAATCGACAAAACCGAGTCAACATTTTCTTCTCCTACGACCCGATTTAAGTACGCCTTTCCTAAATAACCATTACGATTTTTACTTTCATAATAATCATAAATGGCTTTGATGGCCTTTTCTTCCTGTTTTAGATTAGCCATTCCCGTCACCATCCGGCATATTCAAAACGGCATCAATCGTAGTGTTCAGCATATCCCAAAATGCCGCCTGCTGTTCAGGCGAAAGCTTTTTCATCTTATTAAGAGTGGCCTGCGCCTTTGCATCCAGCCCGTTCTCCATCTGGGGAGCGGGCTTTTCTTTTTGCTCTTCGCCGGTGAGCTCTTCGACCGTGACGCCTAGCGCATTGGCTACTGGCGCTAGCATTTCATCTGGGAAGTCACGCCCACTTACTAGCATTTGCGAAATATAGCCACGGCTTTTTCCGACCTCTCTGCATACAAAAGAAACGTTGATTCCTTTTTCGGTAGCGATTTTTTTAGCCCTCTCCACATTTCGCATAAAAAAGACCTCGCTATTTTGTGAAAATAGCCAAATGTTCACTATATTGCAGATTGGCTATTGCAAAATAGCCACTTGGCTAGTATAATACTAAGCACAGGGCAAACAAAACCAAAAGCCCCTGACAATATTATATCGGGCAGACGCTAGATTTTATTCACTTTGTACCTTGCAACTACATAGTAGCATATTTTCTAGTGATTTTCAAGCCCGGAAAGGAGAATTGCTAGTGAATGTATCAAAAATTGACCAGTTTTGCAAGTTGCACGGACTGAGCCGCACCGATCTGGAGGCGGCGGCAGGCCTGAGCAACGGCGCAATCGGCAAGTGGGAGCGCTCGATTTACGGGCCCAGCCTTTCGCAGCTGCTCAAGCTCGCAAAGTATTTCAAGGTCACACTGAACGAGCTTGTGGTCTACGATGAGGAAGGAAAAGGAAAGGAGAATACAAGTGCCTGATTTTGAAACATTTTTGCTTGCGCTTGCATCGATTTCGCTCATTGTCGTTGCTTTTGGCTTTTCGTGGGCCGTCATTTCCGGCCTTTGGTGGCTTATCTGCATGCTCATCGGTTGGCAGTTTTCTTTCGGCGTATCAACGGCGATCTGGATTGTGGCGATGCTTCTGAAATGGGTGACAAGCCATGATTAAGCCCGAACCGTGGACAGGCCGTTTAGTAGGCCGGATGCACAACAACCAGATTACAGTAGACGACGTAGCAAAGCATCTTGGATTTTCGAGAAGCTACTGTTCACTGATTTTGAACAGCAAGCGCAACCCTCCCGGCATTCGGGAAAAGATGGAAACTGCCGTCAGCGAGATCATCAAGGAAAAGGAGGACAAAACGGCATGAACGAATTAAACAATCTCATCCCCATTAGCTACGACAACCCGGAGCGCCCCACGGTGAGCGGCCGGGAGTTGCACGAGTTTCTCAAGATTGAGACACCATACGCCAAATGGTTCTGCCGGATGGTAGAAGGTGGATTTTTCACCGAGGGCGAGGACTTTGCAACGGTGGACAAAAATGTCCTCCGTGCAGATGGCACCCAGATGCCGCAGATTCAGCACGACCACCAGCTCACCATCCCAATGGCCAAAGAGCTGTGCATGATCCAGCGCAACGAGCGTGGCAAGCAGGCCCGGCAGTATTTTCTGGCCATTGAAGCCCAGTGGAACAGCCCGGAAGCGGTCATGCGCCGGGCGGTGCTTATTGCCCAGAGGCAGAACGACCAGCTCAAGGCCGCAAACCGCCAGCTTCTGGCAGAGAACAGCGACCTGAAGCCGGATGCAGAGTATGCCCGGGCGGTGTGCGTGGGCAAGAACTGCCGCACCACTACCACCCTTGCCAAGGATTACGGCCTGAGCGCCGAGAAACTCAACAGCATCCTTCACGGCCTGAAAATCCAGTACAAGACCAGCGACGGCCAGTGGGTGCTATACGCCAAGTATTGCGGCAAGGGCTACACCAAAAACCGCAAATCCACGCCGTTCCAGCACAAGAGCACCGGCGAGTGGGACACCAAGAACACCACCGTTTGGACGGAAGCGGGTCAGCGCTTTATCTATGAGCAGCTCAAGGCCGTGGGAATGCTGCCCAGCGTGGAGCGCAGGCAGAGCGTGGAGCAGATGGAGCTTGCCGCCCGGCAGCATAACCAGGACGGCGTGGCGTAAGCAATATTTTTGGAGGTTACTATTATGAAAAAACTGCATGTGAAAGCTACGTTTATTGAGCCGGTGCTGGGTACATGGCCCGCAAATCCCAATGTGGCCCGCGAGTTTATCGCCAGCAAGTCGCCGGATGCTGCAACCATCGAGGATGAAGTGGCGGCTCTTGGCCCTGATGCGGTAGCTGATAAGGGCATGACCGTTTTCCCGCGTGACCCGGACGGAAATCCGATCTTTTACGATTACCAGATCAAAGGCATGTTTAAGGATGCTTGCGGCATGCTTTCCCGCATCGGCGGCAAGACTGAAACCGGCAAGAAGGAGGCCGTGAACGAAAGCGGCAAGCTGACCGCTTACAAGAAGGTCATTGACGGCCTGATCTTCGTTCAGCCCCGCATGATTCCCATTCATGTGAACGGCGAGATTACCGACTGCCAGCGTCCGTTGCGTGCCCAGACCGCACAGGGCGAGCGCGTGAGCCTTGCCAACAGTGAGCAAATCCCGGCGGGCAGCACTTGCGAGTTTGACGTGACCCTCCTTGACGACAGCCACGAAAAGGTTGTGCGTGAGTGGCTGGATTACGGCCAGCTCCGGGGCATTGGCCAGTGGCGCAACAGCGGAAAGGGCCGCTTTACCTACATCGCTTATGAGGTGAATGCCTGAGAGCAAGGGCATGGCATTGACGGCCCTGATTCGCGGAGGCATGGTACGGCGACGCGTGGCGAAGGAATTGAATGGCAAGGCATGGTGTGGCGAAGCAAGGCGCAGAATTGCAACGGAAAAGCTCTGCATTGAGTTGCAAAGGCAGAGCAAGGCTGAGAGGTGCGTGGCAACGGCTATGAGGTGAACTGCTGTGCAGTGGCACTGAGAAGCACAGACAGGCAAGGCAAAGGCGGAGCAGAGCATGGCGACGCGAAGGAATGGCAGAGAAAAGCGCTGATGTGATTTGCAAAGGAAAAGTGGTGCACCGTAACGATTCGCTGCGGCAAGGTTTTGCTTCGGATGCATTGGCATGGCAACGCGACACACCGCGACGGCAAAGCAAAGAGAAGGCATTTTATTGAACATTTTATTAAAAGGAGAAACGAGCATGAAAAAAGTTATTGTTGGCGTAGCGTCCGTATTGGCAAGCGCTTTGCTGATGGCCGGATGCAATAAGCAGGTCATCGATTTGACTTATGAATACAACTGGGCACAGCTGAAAATGCCCGATGGAACGATTGTCGAGGGCAAGCTGAATAGTTGGGACGATTACGAGGGCGACCAGCTGCAAGTGAAAATTGACGGTGTGACCTATCTGGTTCATTCGTCCAATGTTGTGCTGCGTCATTGATGCAAGGAGGATTTTTATGAAAACCACGATGCGCGATAAAGTTTGCCAGCTGATTGGCAAGTATCAGTATCTCGAAGACTATTACAAAACGAAAGCGGCCATCCAAGCACAAAAGAGCTTCTTAGACGGCGGCTTTATCATCCGGCTTGCAGAGCCTGCGCAGGCAGATATGTGCGGCCAGTTCTTGACCGATTTGAACAAGCTGCTGGAAGAGGACGAAGCTGCAGCAGCCCAGGATGACCCCCGCAAGACCGCCCCAGCGGGCAAGTGGTGCACGGAATCAGCGGCACAGGCAGCTGAGAGAGTCGCAAAGGAGGCGCGGAACAATGGGTGAAGTACTATCGATCATCATCGCGTTTGCCGCCCTTCTGGGCATCTCGTGGGGCGTTACCTGTGCCGCCGTGTGGGCCATCTGCGCATTGATGCACTGGACGTTCACCTGGGCCGCCGGAACGGCGGCGTGGATCGCGCTCTGGCTCATCGGCAGCTTTGGCAGCTCTAAGAAGTGAGGCCGAGCCGTGAAGAAGCACTACAACAAGCGCTGGCTTGAACAGCGCTGGGATGCAAGGCAGCCGGAGCGGTTGGAGCATATCCAGATGAAGCGGAAGCTGAGAGAAAAAAAGGAGGGGTGCGGCAATGAAGCCGAGCATGGGAATTGCAGAGTGCTGCCAGATCATGCGTGACAATAACATTTCGGTGAGCGAGCCGATCTTTACTGGTATGATTCAGGCCGGCAGCTTCCCGGCATGGGCGGTGCCGTCTATTGACACCAAGAGCGCCGCCCCGCTGATCTCACGCGCCGGATTTATGGCGTGGATGAAGGATTTCTACAAACTTGAGAAGATCTACACAAAGGAGGACCCGAAAGAATGAAACTAAAATCCACTACTTACTACTGGCTGGCTGTCATTTTTGGCGGCGTTGGAATGGGTGCAGCTATGGGCGCAGAGGGTACCGCGCAGACCACCGGATACATCTCCGGCACGCTGTTTGCGGTGTCGCTGGTGCTGATTTTGGCCGCTGTTCTGCTGGCTCGTCTGGGCTTTGCCGCAGAGGACAGGGAGAGAGCCGCAAAGCGGCGCAAGTACGGCAAGATCAGCCGCACCCACGCCCGCAACCCGGAGTATCCGGAGAATCAGGAGCGTGGGGCATGAACTGCGAATCATGGGTCCGCGAAAAGCGAAAGCAGGCGCAGCACATGGCTGCAAGGTGCCGTAAATACGCCGAGAATACGGACGATATGGCCGAGCGCATTCGCAAGACAGCAGAGGCAGATGTTTGGAGGATGGAAGCCGGTGACATGCAGGAGATTCTGGCGAGTGCAGACGATGCAGACCACGGCACAGGTCATGGCCTGACGGTCGAGCGGCTTCTCTGCGCGTTCTACAATGTCAACCTGAGCAAGACGCAGCTCACGTTGAAGAACAGCAAAGACAGCGCCGTTATCGTCTCGGCTACGCACTGGTCCGTGGTATTCCTTGAGCGGTTCGGGGGCCTGATTGTGAACGACTTCGAGATTGACAGGCTCGGCGAGGATGGCTTCATCCACAAGATGACCATGTACACAATGGATGGTGTCCACCATGAATAAAGGAAAGCACTTCACACGCGTCTGTTTGGACTGCGGCAGGGTGATGGAAAACGTTGCGGGCAACCTACGCTTTTGCGCTTCCTGCATCGGAGAGCACCATATCCAATCTTGCAGGGATTACAGGGCGCGCAATGAAAACCCTGCCAGCGTCATGTGGTACACCGTCTGGGATGCCAAAACCGGCGATCTGCTGGCATCCGGCACGTCTGAGATGTGTGCCCGGCGGCCGGGCTACAAAAGCGCGAACAGCTTTGCATCGGCGTGCAGCCACAGCCGCAGCGGCAGGCATCCGGCACGCAAGTACATCTTCGATAAAGAGCGCATTCGGCGTGATGAGGTGGACAGCCTTCCGCCGGTACGCTACAAACGCAAAAAGCCCGCCGGTGCGCCAACACCGACAAGCTGCAAGGGATGATGAGTTTCGCCGCCCATCACCGCAAAAATAACATAAAACAGGAGGTTTTACAAGTGGCACTTTTGAGAATTTATGATGTGGAGCAAAAGCCGCCAGTGCTTGTTTCACAGCAGCAATTTCCGGTTACTTCGGATGCAATTGCGATTGCCGATGAACTGGCAAAGAGAAAGCCCGAACAGCTGTACAGGGTGTTTGACGCTGATATGAACGTTGTGTATGCGAGGTGAATATTTATGCAAGAAGAATTGACCGTCCGGGTGGAGCACCCGGAACTGCCCGCGATCCGGTGGAACGAGACCGAGGTGCAGCAGAATCTGACCGAGATGCTGGCCGCCTACACCGGCCGCGTCTACACCCCGGAGACCATCAAGGATGCCAAGGCTGACCGCGCCGCCGTGAACAAGCTGGACAAGCAGCTCAGCGATGCCGCCCGCAGCGCCAAGGCTTTTTACATGAAGCCGTTGGAAGATTTCTTGCAGAGTGCCAAGCAGATGCAGGGTCAGTGCAAGGCTGTCTCCGGTGCCATTGACCAGCAGGTCAAGGCTGTGGAGGAAGCCGAGCGGCAGGATAAGCAGGATGCGCTGCGGGCTGTCTATGCCGACTGCATCGGAGAACTGCGGGAGCTTATCCCCTTTGACCGCCTGCTTGTGCCCCAGTGGCTCAACAAGACCTATGATCTGGCAAAGGCCAGCCGGGAGCTGCGCAAGAGCGTGGAGACCCGGCGGGAGGAGCTGAAAATCATTCAGGACACCTGTGGCGAAGATGCTGAAGCCTGCAAGCTGGAATATCTTCGTGTGCTGGATCTGAACGCCGCGCTTGCCGAACACCTGCGCCTGCAGGACAACCGGGAAAAGCTGCGCCGCGCAGAAGCAGAAAGGCAGGCCGCAGAACGTGCCCGCGCAGCCGCACCGGTGATCATCCCTCCCACCGAGGAAGAGCGTCAGCTCAAGGCGGAAGCTGAACAGAGCGCCCAACGCAACGCCTTTATCACCGCTTCCGGACGGCTGGACTGTGAAGTGCTGCAGCGCTTTGCAGAGCCTGCCCAGCCGGAAGCTCCTGCCCGCAAGCAGTATTGTTTCTGGGTAGAGTTCACCCGCGAGGATATCGCATGGTTCAAGCAGGGAGCCGCAGAGCGCGGTTTCCGCTATGGTTCTATCAAATAATTTTGGAGGTATTTACTTATGGCATTTACTCGTCCCGGCGCACCCGCGCCTACTTCGTCTGTTTCCAACGCACAGTCTCTGGCAAACCGTTCCATTCAGAATGCCAACCGTGCAGGCAACACCGCTATGCAGGCCGCATCCCCGTCCGTGCCGGTGGAGATCACCGGTGCTGACGGTCAGCACTTCACTGTGAGTTTTGGAGACGTGCGCAACTTCATCTGCCCCAAGGCCACCGATGCTGAATGCAAAATCTTTCTGGAGACCTGCAAGCAGTACCACCTGAACCCCTTCACCAAAGAAGCCTACCTGATCCACTACGATAACGAAAACGATGACACTGCCAGCACCATTGTGCTGGGCAAAAACTGCTATCTGCAGATGGCCGAGCGCCACCCGGCCTACGATGGTTTTGAAGCCGGCGTGATCGTCCTGACCGCAGATGGCCAGCCGCTGAACCGTGAGGGTTCCATTGTCTATGATGGAGACGACGGCGAGACCCTTCTCGGCGGCTGGGCAAAGGTCTACCGCAAGGACCGCACCCGCGCCAGCTATGAGGAAGTCAAGCTTAGTGAGTATGACACCGGCAAATCCCTCTGGAACGGCAAAAAGGCTACTATGATCCGCAAGGTGGCTTTGGTGCAAGCCCTGCGTGAAGCATTTCCTTCTACTTTCGGCGCTCTGTACGATGAGAGCGAGGTGCGTGTGGACGCTGAAAGCACCGCCCGTGAGGTGCCTCCTGAAGAACTGCCGGTGCTGGATCCTTACGCAGGTTCCCACCGTCACCGCAAGACGGCAGGCACCCTGATCCCCGCTCCGGAAGCGCCTGCGGAAGAGCCGCCCGCCGATGATCCGTTTGGTGGTGATGATGCATGATCGTCCAGACCAAGAACGGCGTCATGCTGCACGGCGAGATCGCCAAAGATCCGGTGCTCCGGGACGTCGGGCAGAAGCAGGTGCTGAAGTTCGACCTGAAGGCCAGCCGCACACAGGATGAATCCGGCAAATGGCAGAGCTTTTTCGTGGGCGTGAACCTCTGGCACGGTATTGACCAATGGGACGGCATGCTGCAGAAAGGCGATCAGGTCACGGTTTTTGCCCAGAAGTTGAAAGAGCGGGAGTATAACGGCAAGACCTACTACGACGTGGACGCGGATGATGTTCAGCCCGGTGGGCTGGTGACATTCCGCTGGCTGCAGCAGATGATCGACCTGATGGCACAGCCCGGTCCTCCGCCGGAACCTGCAAAACCGGCAGCGCACCCTACAGATCTGCAGGGTGCGCAGATGTACCCCGGCGAAAGCCTTGCAGACTACGCGCCGCACAGCACTGCCGCGCCTGAACCGGCTCCATCTACCGAGTATGACCCCATCAACGAAGACGCAGAAGATCTCCCCTTCTGATTTCGCAAGCTGTGCTATCTGGCTATACGGGCGTGCAAAGGAGGTGAAAGCATACGGCTACCGGAAAAAGATACTACTGGTTGAAACTCAAAGACAGCTTTATGCGGTCTGATGCGGTGGATTTTCTCATGGGGCAGAAGAACGGCGCAAGCTATGTGGTGCTGTACCAGATGCTCTGCCTTATGACTATCAACACCAACGGCAGGCTTTCGCGGCAGATCGGCGAAGTGATCATTCCCTATGACGTGGACAAGATTCAGCGCGATACTAAGTGGTTTTCTACCGATACGGTACGCGTTGCACTGGGACTTTACGCAAAACTTGGGCTGATTTATCAGGAAAAAGACGGCACGCTGGTGCTTGCAAACCACTCTGAAATGGTCGGAAGCGAGACCGATTATGCAACACAAAAAAAGTTGCAAAGAGCGAACCAGCGTCAAATTGAAGCAGAACACTGTGGACAATGTCCACAGGATGTCCACGCAGATGTCAACAAAAATGTCCATACAGATATTAGATATAAGATATTAGATATAGATAAGTCGTCGTCATCTAAAGATGACTCCTCCTATACAGGGACGAGGACGACGAAATATCTGGTGGATTTTTTTCGGGATAACGTCGGCAAGCTGAGCAAGACCGGAGAAAAAGAGCTGACCGGATACATAGAGCGCATGGATGCAGATCTTGTGTATGCGGTCATAGACAAGTGCGCAGATCTGGGCGGCAGCAGCTGGGCGTATGTCCGCAAGGCACTGGAAGAAGCGGAAAGACTGGGCTGCAAGACCGCTGCGGAGTATAACCAGCTCTGCCCAATCGGCGGAAGCCGGGCAAAAGGCAACCGAGTAGACAGGGCACAGCCGTCCGGGAATGGCGTTTTAAGCCCGGAGCTTTTGGCACGCAGCCGGGAACGCCTGCGAAAACAAAGAAAGGGAGATTGAAAAATGAGCGAATTTATCGACCGTGAAAAAGCCATCGCCAATATCGTAGCTGTATATTGCTGTGGTTGCGAACATTACAACGGCGAAAAATGCCGCGCGTGTCAGATTATGGACGCGATGGATGTGCTGGAAGATGAACCGG